GGTGCCATGCTTCCTAATGTCTTTTGTGCTTCATCTAATCCTGCGAGAGATGCTAGAACAACAGCAAATGGATACAATAACAAACCACCAAGAGCAAACCATGTCATGTTACGCTGTGCATCACGCATAGCATCCGCATCTTCTAGCTCTTTACGCTTAAACTCTAAGTATAATGTCTCTTCAGCATCACTTACTTTACCATCACCGTTAGTATCGGCTGGGTGAAATACATCTTTTGGTTTTGTTTCTTCACTCATCACTTGCTCCGTTATTTTTGTTGTTGATTCTTCTGCTCTTCTAGATAATCTATAAGCATATCAACGTATATATCACGCTCATATGGTATTAGACCTTCTAGTTCTGCTATACTGTATTTATGATGTTGAGCCAGGGAAAATATTGTTTTATAATACAATCCTAAGTTAGTGTGACTCAACACTAGAGAAAAAAACTTTCAGTACCCTTCAACACCATTGTCTTCTCATCACCATTGGTGTTTGTATATTCCAAAGTGTATGATAACTGTGGCATAGTTTCAAAGAAGCTTTTCAAAGCTACTGTTGCTTCGCCCGGTAAAGATCCTAGAAAAGAATCCACTTCATCCTTACTGAAATCCTTTAAATATTGTACTTCATCACCTACGACTACCGAGTCAATACATCCTAGCATCACATCAAACAACACCTCTCCCTGATTAACATCTGGATTAGCAATCGATAAGAAGTCATTTACTTGCTCCAACTTAGGATATCCCATAACTAGTTGAGTGTCATCATCAACCGTAATGAATTTTGTATGTCCTTCTGGAACGTCTAGTTTTATATTTTCAATATCTATTTCACACTCAACAGGATCTTGTGTGTCTGGATCTGTTACAGTAAAGGAAAGAGTGTTATTGACAGACTTAGCCCTGATCTGTAAAAGAAGATACTCCAAGTCAAACATAGGGAGATCCTCTGCATTAATATCACCTTGACAGCAATTAGTGATTATCTGTTTCATTGCTAAAACTATTTGATCTGACTCCTGTGTCTCTTGAGCGATCAATAATATCTTTTCTTCTTTTACTGTAAATGGTCTATATTTAATTACTTCACCAGACGAAACTATTTTAGTCTCAAAAAGTGGCATATCAATCTTAGGTAATCCCATTGCACTATACTCCTATAATATATTAATTGTTTAAATTTTAAAATTTGTCTAAAAGTGTATTTACTTTATTTATTTGATTGATAGCATCCTGTACTCCTCTGGGCTTTCTAATTCCCTTGATCGTTTGTGCTACTGTATTGATAGTAGAGAACCAACTCAATATACCACCAAACGCAGTACCATCTCTATCATCTAAAACAATACCCGTCTTAGATCCAGTTACGCTCATTTCATCGTAAGTAAATCCGACAGGTAGAGTAAGAACTTCACCATTATTTTCCCACGCAGGATTGATGCTACCTACTTGAACAGGATAGAGCCCACTAAACTCGTACAAATACTCAATAGACTCTGAGTTAAATGAATATACTGCAACTTTCATTGTTGTTGCGTAATCTTTCTTATATCCCATTTCATATGGTAATTGATTACTCACGCCCGAGAATCTACCACCACTTGTGTCGAAGTTTATGATAGCTTGCATCCATCTGTGGAATAGTTTCATAACAGCAAAGTCAGAATCGACCATAAACTGTGCAGGCATAACAGGAAAGTTTAGTCCTTGAGGGCGCCTAGCAGTTGCACCGAATCCTTGATGCTGTATATCAGTAGTCACTAGATCTAGTTCTGGTAGGGTCACGCTTTTACAATAGAATGTTATGTCTTTTGTTATATCCAGATTGTCCTCTACAGATGTTATCTCTGCGAGTAATGCTCTAGGAAGTGTAAAAGTAACAGCAAACAGATTATTCTTTGCTACACCACGTTTATTTAATTTTGCACTGAAGTCTTGTAAACTGAATGCCATTGTTAGTCCTATATCTTTCTCTTAGACTGTGCAAATACAGTCGATTTAGATGCACCAACAAATCTTTCTGTCGGCAAGAATAATGCGATATCCCACTCTGATGGATATACATACATAAATTTACTTTGTACTTGTGAGTTCAAATATCTCTTAACACACGGTTTGAATGCTTCGAACTTAGCCGCCTTATTTAATATTTGATAGTTAATTCTCAGTCTTGTAGTCTCATCATATTTACTATTGTTAGCTGTTTCATATAGTGCGTCCATCAACTTAGCACGAAGTGGTAGCGGTAGATAGTGCATATTCAGTCCATAGAATCCACCCTTAACAGTCTTGAATGGAAATATTAATGGAAGTCTATCATAGTACGGTAGCTTTGCTCTAGTCTTAGCCATATACTCATACATATACATTCCACCAATAAGTGGACGAGAAGACATTCTATCCTTATCACTCTTTGATCCAAAGAACTGATTCTCTTTTACAGTCTTGTACTGTTTAGCTGTCCCACGATACCAATCACGAGCCTTAGCAGTCCGAGCAGGTATCTGCCCAGATCTTACACCTTTTGTTAGAATTTCATCAAATATTACTGCCATCACGCACCTCTTTCCTACTAGCTTGTCTCTCTTTAGCTTTCAAACGCTTCTTCAATCGCTTCTCCCACGACCTACTTAGACACTTGACACGCTCTCTCTTAGACATTATAGTGTTACGATACCTTCAGCGATTAATCGCTCTCTGTTAGCCATATGTTGCGCTTCAACGTCATCCTTTGATCCACCAAAGTAAGGAACAGCATGACCTTCTTCAACTAATATTTGAGTAGCTGGGCGCCATGCATCTGTCTTAGCACAATATACATCAAAGTCTCCGAGTACACGCCCAAACTTACCACGCATATCTTCGCCTTTCTTACTGATCTGTGTCTTCAATACTGGATTCTTTCCTAGTAGAGACTTCAGTCTTGCTTTGGATGCTAGTCCAAACTTCTTCTCAACTTTGTCACGAGTTCTTGATTCTGGTGTATCAATGCCCATAATACGGACACGTTCGTTATATAACCAGATACCAAATCCAAGATCTATATCCACATCAACTGTGTCGCCATCAACGATCTTCACTACTTTTGTTTTATACTCATACATTATTTAAAATTCCTTGTGTTTATAGACTATTTATACGTTAGATATTATTTTATTCCTAACTCTTTTTCTGTTATAATAGAGAACTTCCACCCTCTATCCTTGCAATATTCTTCAGCCGCATTCCATTTAGCTGAGTTTGTTCCATAAGTCTTGACTTCATTTATATAACGCTTAGTCGGCTTATTCTTTTTAGTGTTCTGAACTTTTGGTGCTTGAGTCTGAGCCCATGGTTTTACTTCAATTAATATCTTTTCTTTCTTTCCATGATATGTTTTCTCAACATAAAAGTCTGGAAAATATCTATGCATCTTCCCATCTATTGGTGATCTATATGGAATAATTATTTCCTCACTATTCCATTTAGTAACATGGGGGTGCTTATCTAAATAACGCATCAGTTTAAGTTCCCATCCACTACGATATATTATATTAGACGGATCACCTTTATACTTTTGCGGATGTTCGGGCTTAAATCTCCCTTGATAATACTTAGACACTTTCTCTCCAATACATATAAATAATCAACATAGACTAACTTATTATTTATATAAAGGTTCAGAGATGACTAGAGGACTACTAAAAACTAACGCCGAAGAGTTAATTTCCCATAGAAAGGGAAAGACTAATGGTGATCAAACGATACATAAGTTTCCTGTTAATATAGGATCACATGGCACTCTTATGCATTTCTTTGAATACACTTATGGTGGTGTAAAAGGAGGCGAAAGACTTGATGGACATAAAGTTATGTTGCCTCTTCCCAAACAGATTAATGATAGCTTTAAAATTAATGTTGGGGGTGACGAAATTGGTATTCTTGGAACAGGTGCCGCCAATCTTATTGGATTAGCACAGGATGCGGAAGCGGCCAAGTCAGTTGGCTCAAGCTTTGTTGACTCGATTGGAAGGGGAATTGATTCAATTGCGGGCTTTGCTAGTGGACAAAAAGATGCTGTAGCGGCACTATCATCAGCAATGGATAAAGCATCGAACACTGGACTATATTTAGCAAAGGCGGGATTAGGTAAAGTAGCGCCTGATATATTGGCCGGAGTTGGACAAGGAAAGGGAACCGCAGTCAATCCATTCGCATCTCTAGTATTTAAGGGAGTCGATCTTAAAGTACATTCGCTTGAGTGGTTATTATCACCAGAAAGTGAAGAAGAGCAACGTGAATTAAAAGATATTATTAAAATTATTCAATCGAATATTTTACCAGAAGCAACAAGCCCACTAGGAAATGACGCAGAAGGTCAAGAAAGGGGAATGAGTGTTATGGATAAAGGTATTCTTAGATATCCCTCAATGGTTAATATTTATTTAATGGGAGTTGATCAAGAATATTACTTTAGATTTAAAACGTCAATGATATCACAGTTTAATGTTGACTATACTCCTAATGGATTAGCAGTTAATAAGGGCGGTAAGCCATCTGCTATTCGTATTACAATGACATTAAACGAAGCATTTATTCATACAAAAGGTGACGTAGACAAGTATCCAACAACAGAAATTCAAAGCGTTCCTGAAAAGACAGAACAAGTGTTGGAGGATAGTGCGGATAATGTGGATAATGTAGAAGGTAGTGATACTGTTAATAGTAATCCTACTGGACAAATTCCAACAGATGCGCCTGTTCAGTCAAGTGATGAAGTAACTGTTACTAATACTTTGCCTACTGGAGAGACAATAGAAACAACTATCCCTATAACTGAAGCAGTTGAGTCAACAGGAAAGACTCAAGAACAACTTGCATCATCAACTAATCCAGTGTATAGATTTCCTGAAGTACCGGGAGGATTTTAATTGTGTCATACTTTAGTAGATTTCCTACAACATCATTTAATGGTCAAGAAGTTGTTGACATTACTCGCAAAGCCGCTTTATTAAAAGGGACAAAATCTAACGCTCTATCTTATATGAGTTACACAATAAAAGAGGGAGAAAGGCCTGAAGATATCGCATATTATTACTATGATGATCCGTCATACGCTTGGTTAGTATTAGCATCTAATGATATTGTTGATCCGTATACACAGTGGCCGAAGAATCATAATACATTTGAAAGATATATTATGAATGAGTACGAAAAAGCATCAGGCACAACAGGATACGCAGTCATTGAGTGGAGTAAGAACGCTACTCTCGGTGCTAATATCGTAGAGTATAGATCACATTCTGACTCTAATATTAGACTCAATCGAGCCTCCTTTCTAGCACAAGACGATAACGAGAAGTCTGAGTTCTATCCAGTTCGAGTATATGACTACGAATTTCAATTAAATGAGTCAAGGCGCCAGATTGTTTTAACGAATAAATCTTATCTAGAAGATATTGATAGTCAATTAAAAGAAGAATTAAATGCCAAGTAGTCAAGCACAAGCAGGATATTATGTTCTAAGATCATTTAAAGTTCGACCTATGTTCGATAATAGGGAGAATACTATATCTGATCACATAGAACTATCAAAGGTCATTGTCAACTGGAGTCTTTCAGAAGCAATGGGTTCGCCTTATATCACTGGAAGCGCAGTAATACATGAATCAGATAACCTCCTTGAAGACGTTCCGCTACGAGGAGAAGAAGAAATTGAAATCACATATGAAGACTTCTATGGTGAAAGCGCCACGCAGAAATTTTTCCTATATGCTGTTGAAGATATAAGCCCCGAATCATCTATTAATGATAGAATGCAGAAGTATACTATCAAATTTACTACAAAACAAAAGCTATTCTCTGATACTAAAGAGATAAGAAAGTCATTCGCTAAACAAAAGATATCACAAATAGTAGAAGAAGTCTATAATGATTACTTCATTACAGGCGATAAGTCAGTAGATAAAGAGATAGAGATAGAAGAAACAGATGGAGAACAGACATTAGTCATCCCTTGTCTTAAACCAGATGCCGCAATGCACTTTTTATCTAGAAGAGCATATAGCGCAGAGAATAATACATCATCATTTAGATTCTTTGAGACGAGAGAGAAGTATTTCTTTTGTACGTTTGAGTACTTAGTGGGAAAATATGGCGATTTGGGGGAGAAAAGTGGGGAAGAAATAAACCCGTTATTTTTTATATACAACACGTTAAATGACAATACAGGACCAGGGCAAAGGATAGCACAGCAGAGTATAAACGAGATTACATTTCCCTCAAAGGTCGATACATTCTCTGATATAAAGCAAGGCGCATACAGACGAAGCGTGACAGAACTCGACATCAATACGAGAACCCGTATATCAAGAGACTATGATTACACGACAGAATACGATGGCCATAAGATGCCCGAGGAAGTTTCTCTAACACATTCGCAGGAGTTTGTCAACACTTATATGCCGGCTCACGAGGCGCCTGAACAGATACTGATTACAGACTTTCCACAGATAGGAATGAACGAGGGAAAGGATAATATGCTTAGGCCTTATCAGCACTTCTATGAGAACTATACAGCAAAGCCTATTACACAGTATCATCTAAAGCGTAATTCGTTTAATGTTGTTATTAAAGGAAGGATTGAACTATACCCAGGCATGATGATTAATCTTGATTTGATTAAGTTTAGTCATACGCCGGCGGGGACAAGAGAGAAGGATACTCAGCGAAGTGGTAAATATGTAGTGACTTCTATTACACATTCATTCAATGAAGATAACTATACTCAGTCTATTGGCTTATCTAGGGGTGGCCTAGTATGATGAATGCTTCGGTTGTTACTTCCATTATAACACATTTTTGCGGTTTGTCAACAAATATTTTAAAGGAATTTGATTCATGAGTGCAGGTTTTGATAATATGTTACACTTTGTGGGAGTCGTAGAAGACGCTCATGATCTAACAAATAGTGGGCGGGTGAGAGTAAGAGCGTTTGGAATACATCCTCCTCGTGATGCTAAGACGAATGAAGATAGTGTTCCTACAGCGTATCTTCCTTGGGCCACTGTATTAGATGGAACTTATGGAACGTCTCCTATCATTCCTAGTGTTGGAGACTGGGTGTTTGGATTCTTTATTGATGGACGAGAAGCACAACAACCCATCGTTATGGGCAGACTACCGGGGATGAATTTGTCATTTCCAGCAGGATCAGGGGAGCCTGGAGAAGACGGATACACTCCTCCAGAAGCGATTCATAAATGGGGCGAGCCACATTGTCATCGATATGTGACTGGAGAAGATGCCGCAATGGGACAGGGAGTGAATCAACGAGTCTATCAGAGAAGTAATATAGAGACTGCTGATGGGGGATCGTTTGATGAACCCGCTATTATGATGCCTGAGAATAACTATAATAATCGAGTGATCCAATCAAAAGACGGCGATAACTTCATTGTATTGGGATCAGCAGAAGATGGAGATGCTAGTGATTACTTTTTAATCTCTCATAGTTCAGGATCAGTTGTACAGATAGATGCTAACGGCACAGTCTTTATTAAAGCATTTGGAGACAAGTATAACTCAACAGAGGGATGTGAAGCAACGAATGTTCAAGGTTCATTAGATCAGAACATTAGCGAAGACTATACATTACAAGTAGGAAAGTCAGGAACGATTAAGATTAAAGGCGACCTTGATATCGAGTGTAATGACTTTAATGTAAGAGCCGCTCGTAATATTAATCTACACAGCGCACTTAAAACGAATGTATCAGGAGCAGGCATTGGACTTCATGCTACTTCAGATGATATCAATATGGTGGCTCAAGCAAATCTAAAAGCAATGACGAACCTGGGAGGAATGTACTTCAAGTGTCTCATGCCGGGTAATATAGCAGGAGATGGAGGAGACTTTCATGTTGACTCATATAAGACAAATATGTATAGTCTTGCTTACACGAAGATACATAGTACAGGAACGCCTGCTATATCGTCACAGATACTTCCTTATCCAGATGTTGCTCATCTTGGGGTTGACATTAGTAGTAAGACATCGTTAAGAATTGATGCACTTGCGACTATGAACATTAATGCTTTGGGAATCATGGGAATAAATAGTGGTGCCGCACTTGGAATCAAGAGTATCGGAACATTAGATATCCACTCAACAGCACAGCTTGGATTGGGGGCGGGTGCCCTTGTGAATCTAGACGGAGCATTAGTTAATATTGGTAACGCAACAGCAAGTGCTACAGGTGGATTAGCGACAGGAACAGTAACATCGTCTCTTGCTCCTCAGATAGTACAGAGTGCATTAGGAGCAGTTCCTAATATAAGTGTAACAGAATTAGCCGCTGTTGTCAAGCCACCTGAGATAACTAATTCATTGTTCCCTAAACTGAAGAGATTAGTAGAGAGATTGAAGCCGATCATAACAGGAGTTATGGGATCGGGAGATAACTTAGATTAGAATATAAAGGTTGCAACTTCTATTATAACACAAATTTGTACATTGTCAACAATTAATTTAAAGAAAAGAGAGAAATATGTCAATAGAATGTGATAACACAACACCACTAGCGGGCAAAGCCGGATCTACTCTGGGGAATGACAGTGCGCTATTCGATAATCTCATTGATGTATCGTCTCTGATTGATGATACTGATCCATTCGGATCGGCCGGGTTAAATCGTAATGCTATTATTGACTTGACAAATGGATTAAATGGGTTATTGGGAGCATCTGATCTAACTGGATTTGATACACTCAAGGAAAGATTCGATCAGTTTCCTCTGACGTTTACTGAGATAGCGGCATTTGCTATCAATAATAATGAAAATGTTAATGATCTTCTTAACGGATTGAACAACTTTCAGGAAGGAAACGGAGGAAAGAATACTGGATCAGGGGGTGGAAACACTCTAGGGCCCTTTGTGGGATATAGTTCAAAAGACGGAGGACTAAATGGGGCAAATAGTAATCAGTTAACGGATGCGTTCATAGGTGGCCTATTAGGAGATCTTGACTTCTACTATAATCAGAATCTAGGAGCATCTATTAGTGCGGGTACTTGTGGTGCATTCGGAAATGCTNTNATGCAGTTGCTTGGAGTATTTCAATTACTTGATACGCTGAATGCTACGTTAGCTAAGATTAAAGATCTTGATCCTAAGAAGCTTGCTATTCAACTAGCACAGAAGCTAAAGATCGATGCCATTAAGAAGAAGATTAAGGACACTATTAAAAAGCTAGTTGAGAAGATCAAGCGTCAAGTTCTCAAGACTGTTAATAGCATTATTCCACAACTCAAGAATATGGGGTGTGCGAGTAAGGCTTTCTTTAAGAAGATGAGAAAGAAGATAGATCAGATTAACGAGTTCTTCTCTGAAGAGAATATAAAGCGTATTAGAGACGAGATTGATACATTCATTAATAACATGGTGGCCAACTTTCAACGTCTGACACTAGAGAATGCTCTTATGCTTATGTATCAGCTATGCCGATTTACTGAGCAGTTACAAGCACTTCTTATGGGAGATGCGAATGAAGTACAGAGAATCGCTATTGTAACACAGAACGAGACAAGGGCATTAGAGTCAGCAGGACTTAAACAGACTATGAAAGCTGTAGAGAATGGAGCAGTACGAGTGGCGCCTGCGGAGCGTCTCAAGAAGCGTGAGGAGGTCATTAAGAAGAATAACGAAGAGTCTAAGAAGTCTAAAGTGCCTAAAGATCATATCACAGATCCTTGTCCAACACAAGAAGAGATGGAGATTATTAATAAGATTAGTGATGCAGGACTAGGCGCTAGTATAACATTTTCTTCTAGTGTTGTCAAGAATAAAGAATGGCAGGATGTCGATAACTCTGTATGGAGTAAGTTACTGCGTATTGTTAAAGCGACAGATACAGAGTATGAAGTCACTAATGGAGTGAAGAAGAAGACTAATACAACTGCTACTATGGGCGGTACATCTAATCATATACATCTAACAGGATTTGCTGTAGATATTTCTATCAATGATAAGAATAGAAAAGATACTATTATAGCCGCCAGTAAAGCCGGATTCTCAGGCATAGGAGTATATAAGACATTCCTTCATCTAGACGTAGGAACAAGAAGATCATGGGTGGCCGGAGATAAGGGAATTGATATATCTCCTACTGAACAATTCGCAGGTACCGATCTAGCTGATATCAAGAAGATTATGAATAAGCATGATAGTGATGGACATAGAAAGGTTCGTGATGAAGGGGAGGAAGTCGAGATAATTGATTTAAGTACAATAGCTACTGAAGACTTAACTGAAGAGCAGACTGCCCAGTATTTTAAACAACTTAGGAGTGAAAGACAGAAGAATGATTCTGCAAGATCTTTTGAGTCTGAGAGTATAATGAGAGAGGTTGATGCATCATATAATAGTAGAGGTTTAAAGTCAATACGTCAGATGACAAAAGAAGAACTAGAAGAGTTTGATAAATCAGGCAAACGACCTAAAGCATAGCATATAAATACACTATAAAGGATAAAAGAAATGTCATTAACGCCACGCACACGATCACAAGAGTTCTTCTCTGATTTCACAAGGAATCTAGAGCAGATACCTGGCCGTAAGGATCTGAGTAGACGTATTAACGAGAATGCTGTAAAAGAGAGCATACATAATCTCGTTATGACGGATCGTGGAGAGCGTTTATTTCAGCCTAATATAGGATGTGATATACGAGGATCATTGTTTGAGAACATAGATCCCAATACTATATTACTACTGAAAGACAATATTCGATATACGATTAATACATATGAACCAAGATGTAATCTACACAACGTAGAAGTTGAAGCTAACATAGACACAAACGATCTGAGAGTAAGAATAGTATTCTCTGTGATAAATACTAGTAACACTTCAGAACTTACAATTGATCTTAATAGGGTAAGATAGACACATGGCCAACTTGTCACCAATAAAAAATTTAGACTTCGCTGAAACGAAAGAAGCACTCAAGACGTTTCTAAAGAATCAGGATCGTTTCAAGGACTTTGACTACGAAGGCTCTAACACGAATGTGCTACTTGATGTACTATCATATAATACGTTCTATAACAACTACTATTATAACATGATGATATCCGAGATGTTTCTGGATAGTGCTAGTCAACGTAATAGCGTATTGAGCCATGCAAAGGAACTTAACTATCTTCCTACAAGTAGACGTAGTGCAGGTGCTAAAGCAACGATTAATGTAGTCGCCCCCAATCTAGACAGTAACTACTTTAACATTCCTGCTAATACTAAGTTCATTGGACGATGTGGTAACAAGACATATAATCTATTAACGGATAAAGCATATACTGCTGTACGATCTAATGGTGATAATAGTCTATATGTTATTGAGAATGTCGATCTATTTGAAGGCCGTGTGATTAAGGAGACTCTCACGATATCTAATACGACTCTCAGTAATGATGCTATTGATACTCGGTCTCTCAAGATCACTGTTAATAACGAGACGTACACATATAGAAGTGATATCTTTGGTGTTTCTTCAACTGATAAAGTCTTCTATCTACAACCTGAGAATGACGGAAAGTACTCTCTACAGTTTGGACAGAACAAGTTTGGAGTACAACCTACAGCAACTGATATCATTAAAGCAGAGTATAGAATAGCTTCTGGCCCTTCCGCTAATGGAGTAACTTCATTGACGATTGGCGCTTTTGGCGGAGCGAGTTCTATAACTGTGAATGTCACGACTGCTACATCGGGCGGATCGATGGCAGAAGATATTGAGTCAATTCGGACGTTCGCTCCTAAGGCGTTTCAAGTACAAGAGAGAGCAGTAACGAAACGAGACTACGAGACTCTACTACGTTCTCGCTTTCCTAATATTCAAGCAATCTCTGTATATGGTGGTGATGAAGTTGATCCTCCTCAGTTCGGAAAAGTAATTATCTCAGTTGACGTAACTGGTGGTGAAGGTGCGGCTGACTATGAGATTGCTAACTTCAAGAACTATCTAAAGGATAAGACTCCATTAACAATTGAGCCTGTCTTTGTTGTTGCTAAGTTTCTATATGTTAGTGCTAACATTAATGTTGTCTATGATCCTAATGTAACTAACAAGTCGCCAGCTCAGATTCGATCTGAGTTAAATGACTCTATTATAGCATATCAGAATACAAACCTCAATGACTTTAATAAGACACTTCGTCAATCAAGACTAGCGGCATTCCTTGATACTGTTGATGGATCTATTGTATCTTCTGATATTGTGGCTAAGCCTATTATTGAGTATGTTCCTACACTTAATCTAGCAACAAGTCCATCATTCTCATTTGAGTCTGAGTTAGTTAAACCTTATCCGTTTGATGACGTAGAAGGCTTTACTACATTCAAGCCTGCTGTATCATCTAGTAAGTTTACTGTTGATGGATCACTTGTATCAGCAAAGGATGATGGTAAAGGAAACATTATGCTAGTGACTGGTGACACTACTGTCGAAAGCGTGTTTAAATCGTCTGTCGGAACTGTTGATTATACTACAGGCGCCATCAAGTTATCTAATCTAAACATTAGTTCATTCCAGAATAAAGCAATTAAGTTTACTGCTAACACAACGAACAAAGATATTCGTCCTCCAAAAGATCGTATCATCGTGATTCGTGGTGAAGATGTTCTTATAACTGTATCTCCATTGGAATCATAATTCATGGCTTTGAACCTGAGAAGTAGTATCTATGCAGAGATAGCTGATCAATTTCCAGATGTCTATAAGGAAAATGGTGACTTTCTCATATCCTTTGTAGAGGCGTACTATGAGCATCTTGACGAAAAGATGGATCGTGACGTTCCTAAACTTCGTGATATTGATAGTACTCTTAGTTCCTTTATAGTATTCTTTAAGAAGAAGTATCTTGCTGATTTACCATTAGATGCCGCTATCGATGTTCGATATGTACTCAAGCATATTAAGGATATGTACACACGAAAGGGTACTCAGGAATCACTTGAGTTGCTGTTCAAGATATTCTTTGATCAAGACATTGAAGTCTTCTATCCTAGTACTTCTATTTTGCGGCCTTCGGATTCTATTTGGGGAGGAGACGCTTATCTTGAAATGCGTACTGTATTCCAAGTAGATGACTATCCTATTAATAAGGGTGATAGAATAAAAGGAGATCTATCTCAAGCAGGCGCATTCGTTGATGAAGTAATCTTTGTTAACTTCTCGGGCGCACTATCTCCTATCATATATCTATCAAACATAACTGGAACATTCTCTGCTGATGATGGCATAATCGTATTCTCTGCTGATGGTGAGACTAACGTAGGTAAATTAATATCTGGATCAGTGAGTGAAGTTAATATTAACCCACTAAACAGAATAGCGAATCAGAAAGTTGGTGACGCTGTTAGTCTTCGATCAGCACTTACTGGTATTGACGGCACTGCTCGTGTATTAACCACATCACAGCAAGAGACTGGATCTATAGACTTTCGGATTCTTGATGACGGGTTTGGTTACATTGATCCTGCTAGTAGTATATCTGTAAGCAATAAGATAGGGATTAGTAATCAAGTTCTTATTGTCAATAATGCTAACACGTTACAACTAAAGCCAGGCGATATTATTAGTGCTAATGCCTCTCCATTGACTTACACTGGAAGTGGAGATGTTGATGCAGTTCCTTATGTAATGAATGGTCATGCAAAAGTTATACAATATAATCATCCTCTACTATTTGTCGAGAGTTCAAACATAGATGACTATAACACACTATGGAGTACTCAAGCACCAAATGGTGCAACAGCCACTGGACTTCTTACTCAAATAATATCTTCTATTGCGGCGTTTGGTGGTGCAAGCGCATTTACAGATCCTACTGTATATGCTCCATATGAGAACTGGGCATCTGTGCTGAATGCTCCGTTTCCTGTAGCGGGCGAGACTAATTCTGCTATAGATATTGACGACAACGGTGCTGTCGATAGTATTGACGTACAATTTATTGCTAATATCAATCAGCTACAAGAGACAGATGGCGACACAAGCGGCTTAACATATTCAGTATATGGAACACCAGCCCTTTTCAAATATGATGCTTTTGGAGGAGCAACTCCAGAGGCATCAGACGCTGTAAAACTGCAAGCAAAGAGATGGCTTAGGGCTCTTACTCTACTTGATTTCTATACACCCCTTACTGCCGTGACGACTCAACCGACTCCCAATGCTGATAATCTCCAAGGCTCTTTAGCGACAGGAGTTGCTTTTCCCACAGCACTACAGAATCCGTCATTTACTGTTGAGGTTAATCACGACTCTAGTAATACGGTCGACATTGTTGGTTTGGGAACTCCTAATGACACAGCGCAATTTGATATTGGTAATGTGAGAAACAAAGAAACTGTCACATTGATTACGGATCAGATTGGTGATTTTACAAATGTCGTGTTAGATGCTGATGGTATTCCATCGAACGATGACTATGGTATGACAGGCCCTAATGCAGAAAATCTAAACACAAGCATAGCTGATGCGTTCTCACCAATAACAATTACTATAGGCTCATTAGATACGTTAAATGTGTCGAATGCTGGTTCTAACTATCAGAACGATGTTTTCGCTAATATAGAATTTGACTTAATCTCGAAGTTTCAGAAACATGACTTTATTTTAAACTTTGATGTTGTAGACTTTAACCTTAGTGTTGGAGATACTATAATTCAGAATAGAACTATTCCAGATATTGAAGTTGGTCTAACTGGTAACCTTTCTGAAGTTGAGATAGAGAACTTGGCCGCAACATCGACTAATGGTGCTGTTGGTTATCAGGATAGTGAGACTTCATTCGACTACGTTTCTGGTGGCACTATAGCATATGAATCAAAGGCAAAATTCTTAAAAAGAGTTGGATCAGATTTCTACTTTAGACCTATGTCTTTCTATCAGTTCGATGAAAGCAGAGATGACGATGATGTACTATTAACTAAAGTTTTGGTTGGAGGCGTACTCAAATCATTTAGTGGTTTAAGAGAAGACCTGACATCTAGTGTTATGGGAAATAATGGTAAGGTTCAGGGAGTGGCATCATATCAAACTGGACAGATAGATACTGTAGCTATAACTAAGACAGGATATAGATATACGGATGGTGAGGCTGTCGAAATCTTTAATGAAGAAGTCGATAGTCCTAGCTATGGTAAAAAGATTGCTGACGCAACAATTAGAACATTGGGTCAGGGAAAGACAGCAGGTAGATGGAAATCTAAAACATCTTTCTTGAGCGAAGAGTCTAAGAAGATTCATGACAATAATTACTATCAAGAATATTCATATGATATATCCTCTATCATTGATCCCAAAAAATACACAGGACTTATCAGCGATGTTGTTGGTGTTGCGGGTACAAAACTATTCTCTACTCCACTGATAAATAGTGATAACGTAATTGATACAACACTGGATGCAGAATTCGTGTACTATAATATAGAGTCTCAAAATTTCATAGCGACTAATGGTGTGAGTGACTTTGAATATGTAACCCAAAACTCAGTTACATATCCAGGCGTTAATGCTTCGGGCGTCAATTATGCTCCAAGCACATTAATCTTTTCAAATAATACAATCGGAGTTTTTACAACTTTTGATTATGTACCTCAAGTTGGAGACTTCGTACAGATGACTGGTGGAGGAACAGATGTCGCCAATAATCCGTCCAACTTTACAGCACCGAATACAACATATCAAGTTAAGACAGTCGGGTCGATACAGGGCACTGCGCCCAATGAGTACAGGAGTGTAACGCTTCATGTTGTTGGGAATTCGGCATTGGACATAACTATTCCTACTATAACTTACAATGCGGCTGCGACAGATCCACTATATTCAACAAACGGGCTTATTGTAACATTCCGTTCTGACAACGTAGTTACACAGAATCTAGTTGCAGATATTGCAACTGAAACAGGAGTTTCGTAATGGCTACATTAAGAATACAATCAGACGGCGATCCGTTTCCTGCGAAGGCTGGGCATAACGGAACAAATGTTCCAAAGAATGATGGTAGTGCTAGAACATTCCAAGACTCATCGAATATTGCAGATCAGAGTAACGACTTCACTATTAAATATAGAGGCGGAAGTAATACTTCCAATCCTCAGATTGTCGATAAGGATTTGCCGATAGGTATAACGACAACGGGTGTTGTTATATACTCACCAATGGCACCGAATTCGGTTTTACCAGTTTCTGGACAGGCGGCACCACCTGGATATCACTGGAATATCATAGAGAATCAAACAGAATTTTATCAAGATCTCTGTGGTGGAAAGCCAGAGACTGGTGGAGAGTATAGATACAGAAGTGGTGGGTTCTATACAAATGGACTTCAAAGTAATTCATCATTCACAGGATCTAGTACATATTATACTAATGGTACTGAGCATCCAGATGGACACTCTAGAATCTTAGGATATGCATTTGATGGATACCCAATATACGGCCCAATGGGATACGCTTCACCGACAGATAATGCATCTGCTGTGATCAGGATGGAGTCTAGTTATACTGTTAGACCAACACCACTAGCATCTAGACTTAACGGATATGATATAATCCCTCAAGGTAAGTTCTGTGAAGATTATGAGTATACATCTTCAGGAAATTTAGATGAATATAATGGAAGATATTGTGTTACCCCAGATTACACAAACGGAACATACGCATACTTCTTGACATTCTCGGACGGAACATTTACTTCTCCTGCATATCCATATATAGTAGGTAGAAGCACAAAAGAACAAAGATCGTCATAACGAATACGGAACCCAATAATGGCAAAGATAATTACAGAAAATTTTAAAGTCGAGACAACTAACGAGTTGTTTAAGTCATTTAAAAATCAAAATAAAACTCTGGGTGATAACTTCATGTCCGAGTTAGCAGTCTATGATACTCAGTCGTCATCAATATCGTTGACTGCGGAGGATAATATTGCAATTCGTGCTTTGGTTGATGATCAACTTGACAGACTAAGACCAGAATCTAGTTATTATATTATGGCATCGAAGGCATTGCCTTCTGGACAGGATGAGTCTGGTAGTATAAAGAATACGCAGAATAATAAAAGGGATTTCCAACGAAAGGTTATATTTGGTTCGAAAGTGGGAGACTCCACAGCAAGATATATGTTCTACGAAAACAACTGGCAAACAGGTACTGTCTATGATGCATATGACGATACTGAACCATTTGAAGGTAGCAACCAAATCGTCACTGTTCTTAATTCCGATTCCGACTATCTAGTATTCAAGTGTATTGAAAATAACAATGGTGGGCCGTCTACAATTAACCCTCAGACAACTCTATCTCAGTTTACTGCTAATTATCAGTCAGTTGAAACTGGAGACAAGTACATCTGGCACTATATGTTCACAGTGCCCTCTTCTGATGCTAACATATACAAGACGACTGATAGTCTACCTCTACCAATAGTATCTGATGGTGTGTATGGAGATGCACAAGTAATTAGTAACGCAAAGGAAACTATATCGCAAGTAATTATCGAAGATACTCCGGTCAACTTATTCAATCAATACTTGTTTGGTACTGCAACTAGCGTGGCTAACTCGTCTGACGTTGAATCTATATCTCAGACTTCAGCAGGATCGGGAGTCACAAATCTAAAGGTAAAGCCAAAGGACTTGACTGGTAGATCACTATATAATGATTCAGACTCATACAAGTATATGTACTTCAGATCTGCTGACGGGTCAACATCTGGAAAGTTATATGATGTGATTGGATCAACCACAAATACGACTGAGAGTACAATAACATTATTGCTAGAAACTACTGATGCAATTTCAGGCTCTGGTCAACTAGTCCCCAAGATTGAAATTAGTTCTCCAGACTATAACGGTGTTAGAGCAAAAGCATATGGAGTTATCGATCAGTTTGGTACACTGAAGCGTGTTGCGTTTGAGACTAGAGGGAGTAGCTATAAGTTCGCATCAGCGAAACTAATAACCCCAAAGAGTTTAAGTTCTACAGGAACTACCAGTCTTCGTGCTGTAGTTTCAACTAAAGGTGGACATGGGTCTAATCCAATAAATGAGTTAGGGATGAGTAGACTCTCTATTGTTACAAACTTTTCTGGAGATTCTGATGATGTCCCAGATAGCAACACATATACGCAAATGGGATTAGTTAAAAATCCGCAGTTTACTAATGGGGCAATCCCCGAAAGTTTTGACAATAGAGTCGTGATCAGCAAGGCCGGTGATTACACCGCAGTCGCAATACCTGATTACTATATTGAGCAATATATAGAGTTCGTTAATGCTACAGATCTGACTATAGGTGAATCGTATGTGATATCTGACTTGGGTAATATGACTACTTCTGATTGGAACGCAATATCGACTACAGAACTTACTGATGCTACTGCAATTGCAGGAACATCGTTTGTGGCATCCTCGGGCGTGTCTTCACTATCTGCGACTAAAACTGGCGTAGCTACAGTGGCAGTAGATACTCTTTCTCGTGATAAAAAGCAAGAGATTGTAACTGCTAAAATACACGAGAGTTCGTTTGAGTCCGGTGTCACTAAAATATATTTGGTGGACTATTACGGAGATTTTAGAAGTAGACTTCAGAAGGGTAACATCCGTATAAAAATTACTGCAACCGCAGAAAACGCCACTGCGATAAGCATAAATAACTTTAGTGATATTGTTTATGGTGCTTATACTCCGTACACAGGAGACTTACTACACTTTATCGATTTTGCGCCGATAACCAGATCGTCAACCACAAGAGAAAAAGTAAAGTTCACATTTGACTTTTAAGGAAAGAGAATATAGCCCATGGGTATTAACACAGATTTAAACGTAGATCCGTATTACGATGACTTTAATGAAGCTAAACAATTCAATCGTGTTTTGTTCAAGCCAGGTAAGGCTGTCCAAGCACGAGAGTTAACTCAGCTTCAAACTATTCTACAGAAACAGGTGGAACGATTCGGATCTAATGTATATAAAGAAGGAACTATCATTAGCGGTATTAACTTGACTGCTCGTGATGACTTGTTTTATGTCAAAATAAATGATCAAGTAGATTTTACCAATCCATCTTTATATAATCAGATTGTCTCTGATGATGGAACAAAAACTACCTATGTATTAGTCGGTCAAACTTCCCAACTTAGAGCAGAGATCATAAAGGGCGATAATGGATTCCAAACTCAAGATCCCGATCTAAAAACTCTTTATATCAAGTATCTAAACACAAGTCAAGATAATGATGGTGATGTTAAGCAATTTATCGCAGGTGAAGTATTAGAAATTAGAAAAGAATCTGACGATAGTCTTCAGGTTAGTATTACTGTTGCCAGTGTCGCTAATCAGACAGGAAATTCTTTTGGAGTATCATGTGAAGAAGGTGTTATCTATCAGAAAGGGCACTTCATTTTTGTGGATAATCAGTTCATCATTGTTGAGAAGTATACGAATACGCCCGGTAATAAATCAGTAGGATTTTCTGTAAATGAGAATCTTATCGACTCCGATGCAGACGCATCTCTTCAAGATAATGCGGCAGGATTCAATAACGTAAATGCACCTGGCGCTGATAGACTTCAGCTTGTACCAACTCTAGTATCTTATGACAGCGCATCTGAGCCCACAGAATTTTTCGCACTCATCAGATATGTCGATGGTAATCCAGTTCGTATTAGGGATAACACTGAGTTCAACGTAATCGGTGAAGAGATCGCAAGAAGAACATTCGAAGAGTCTGGTAACTATGTGGTTAACGGGTTAGAGGTTTCTCTAGAGGAAGAAAATAATACTGCCTACGCTGTAGTCAGCCCCGGTAAAGCTTATGTGTATGGTAAAGAGGTTACAAACGTATCTCCAACTAGACTTGCAATAGATCCAGTTACTTTAACTCAAAGTAGAACTAGTCAGCACACTGGTATTAACTACGGACAATATTTCACATACAATGCTAGTACAACGACAACTGTTGATCACTTTCAGGTAGACGGTACTCGGTACACGTTATATTCAGATACAGGTGGCACGACTGCAATAGGAAAATGTTCAGTCTCTAATCTTTTGCCAGGTAAGATATTTGTCTTTGGTATTAAGAAAGATGCGGGTTCTGAAAACACTCCTGTACTAAGAATAGGTAATACTGTATTGAGCGCACCTGCAGGTTCTTCTGAGCCAGCAAGCAGACTATATGAACCTGAATCTGCATCTATGATATTTGACGCAGGTCGACCCGATATGCAAAGCATATCCAATATCAATGTAGTTAGAAGAATTCGTGAGACTAATGTTAGTGTAAACGCTGGTGGCGAATTGACTATATCTGGTACTGGTGATACTGCCCCACTATCAACTGATGTGATGGGGATGAGCGCAAATAATGTTGTTGTTCCAGTAACTACTGCAACCCCTGATGCTAGTAATGTGAATGTGGATTTCGATAACTCAGCGAATGATCCTGATGTTCTATATTACACTCGTGTAGACTCTAACCTGTCAGCAGATACTCTGACGGAGAAAGTCGGTTATGTGAAGGCAACCCACAGCACTGTTAATGCATTTGGTAACAGTGGTAATGCAATGGCCAGTCTCGGCATACCCAATGTTATTGAACTCATTAGCGTTACAGATTTCTTTGGTAATACTAACTCTACTTCGGGAACAGTGGGTACAGACGTAACATATAAATTTAGATTGAATAAAAATCAAAAAGATGATTTCTATGGACATTCTTTTATCTCTTTGAGATCTGGAGAAACCCTTTCTAATAACGAACTACTAATTAAGTTTCGATATCTCGATAGAACTACTTTAGTAAACAGTGGATTCTTGACTGCTAATAGTTACGATACAGTATCTAGTAAGTCTCTAGTTACCACATACACCACTAAAGATGGAACAGTCTTTAATCCGCTAAACTCATATGACTTCAGACCATATGCAGATGCAACTATCACACCGGCACTAGATGCAGGTGGCTCAAGTGCAGTTCCTACATTTGTGGATTATACATTTAGTCGTGGCGTAGCTGTTATGAGTAATACTGCTATATCTGGAGATCAGACATACTATATGTCTAGAATCGATAGAGTGGTGTTAGACGAGTATTCAAATATTAGTATTATTAAGGGTGGAGAGTCTGAAAATCCATCTGCGCCTAAAGTTGGTAGACTGTACACAGTTGGTCAAATAACATCGCCAGGTAATACCACAAAAGTTTCTGGCGAAAATAGAATATATGTTGATAATGTTTCTTCTAAAAACTATACAATGGAAGAGATTGGATTTATCGATAAGAGATTGGACGAATTAACCGAAATAGTATCTTTGAGTCTTCTTGAACAAGAGACTATTGATATGAGCATAACTAGTGTAGTTAACGGTGTTGTTACAAATAGATTTAAAAATGGAATACTGGCAGACTCATTCAACACGTTACTAAATGCTGATATTATTGATGCAGAGTTCTTATCAAGTATCGATAAGAGTAGAAAAATAATTGCGCCTGCTGTAGAACAGTTTCCAGTTGATCTAAAAATTGATCCTGCTTCAGCAAGCAATACAAGAATAACATTTGATGATGTGGTAACACTGACTGATTCGGGTAGTAATCTTCCTGTTATTGATCAGCCATATGCAACTGCATTTAGAAACTGTGTATCTAATTTCTATGACTTTAGAGGCCAGGTAGCTATAGATCCTCCATTCTCCTCTGGATATGATGTAATCAATAATCCGGCAATAAATCTTGAAATTGATATTGCTGGTCCTATGTTGGATTTGGTTGATAATCTACAAGAGATTATGCCTCTTACTAGAGAAGATGTCATATCTGAAGTAAGAACTGGAACTAATAGACCCAGACGAAGAGTTATTATGGGTGAGTTTGAGCAGACTGTGGCAAATACCAGCCTCACTAGTTCAATATCTAGTGCTACACAGCAGGTTGGTAACTTTATAACAGATATCAATATGAAGCCGTATTTGAGACGACAGCGAGTTAAGGTTGCCGTAACAGGATTAAGACCTAATACTGAGCATCATTTCTTCTTTGACGGAAAGAGTGTTGATCAATATGTAGCACCTGGTAGAGTAGGCACATTTAGATCTGAAGAGACTAATAGATTTTTGGGCAGAGGAAGACAAATTAATGTTAAGCGTGTTTATGACATTGGTGACACGGTTGCTCCTTTCAATCGAAAGAGTGGTGTTGGTCAAAAAGTTAAGTCTAACTCACAAGGCATTCTTTTTGCAGTCTTCTACATACCAGAAAGAACATTCTTTGTTGGCGAAAACAACTTAGAGATTGTTGATGTTGACACATATAGTTCTATCGATTCCGCATCTACCTCATATGGTAAGGCTACATATAGAGGATATAACTTTGCGGTTAATAAGTCTGAGATGAACGTAACGACTAGGACAGTGGACTTTGATACTAATGTTAACATTACTAAAAGAGAAGTTCAGAGACAAGTCGGAGATCCACTTGCTCAAACATTTAGAATTAAATCTACAAGCACATCGGAAGCTAATGTAATTCATGTTAGTGATATCGACCTCTTTTTCAAGAAGAAGAGTGCTACTGTTGGTGCAACCGTACAAATACGAGAAGTTGAAAACGGATACCCAACTAAGAAAGTTCTACCTTTCGCATCAAGACATCTAGACTCCGCAGATATAGCAGTATCGGATGACGGCACAGCAGTAACTAAATTTCAGTTCACTAATCCTATTAAGCTGAATGCTAATACTGAATATGCTATTGTAGTTCTTCCAGATGGCAATTCTCCAGACTACTTAATCTACACCTGTAAGGTTGGAGACACAAGTCTGTCTAGAGGAACAAGTCCTTATAGGGTTGCTGTTACTAACGATTGGGGTGATGGAGTTTTGTTCACATCTACTAACGATAGTGCGTGGAAGTCTTATCAAGACGAAGACGTTAAGTTTGTTATCAATAGATTTGATTATAATGCCTCTGTTGGAACTATTGATCTAGTACCAAATGATATAGAAAACCTTACACTTCGTGAAGGTGCCGGCAACTTTAATGTGAGTGAACTTGCTTATGTTAAAAAAGATAATCTTCAATTTCAAGGAAGCATTAGTGGCGACTCTTTTGAAACTTTAACTATAGCAGACACATCACTTCCGTTTACTAGTGGAGACTTTATCTATATCGAGTCTAATGCTACTAGCACTGTTAACTTTGTAGCAGAGGTTATATCAAGCACTACGAATCTATCTAACACAGTAATAACTCTAGATAGATCGATATTCCAAGAAGTAGCGGCAGTAACAGCAAATGTATGTGTGGTTGGAGAAGTGTCTCATTTCAATAACAAACACCCTAATAGTATACAACTAAAGGGTAGTAGTGCAAGATCAAGTAACTACATTGATGACAGCGCAACAGTGGAAAATGGAAGCTTTGTTCCAGGCCATACATACACGATTACGAATACTGGTAATATGGGAACAACCAACTGGAATACTGTTGGTGCTTCAGGGGAACCTTATGTTGGTCAAGTATTCAAAGCATTAGTGGTCGGAACAGAATCTGGATCTGGATCAGCCAGACCTAATATGCAAGTATTGAGAGGAACTGAAAGTGGCGCAACTGCATTCGTGACTTCTGTTAATAATCAGAAAATATCGTTTATTCAGCCACAAGTATTTTCTCATAACTCTATCAATACAAGTAGTGATCTGGATCTATTCAGAAATAATACTAAAGTTAAGTCTATAGGTAATAATGAGAATGTTTATACATTAGATACTCCTTTGACTATAGCAAGTAAGAGTCGTATTGTTGCTGATAACAACGAATCTACTGATATGAAAATTCGTGTTAACATGAATAATAACGGTAAGAAGACAGATACTCCACTACTAGATCAGGCACTATCTGAACTTGTTGCATATAAATACATCATTGATGAGTCGGCCGCACTTACGTCTAAATTCATATCTAAGCAAGTTATACTAAGAGATGGGTTAGACGCTGTAGGGCTGAGAGTTCTGCTTTCTGCGTACAGACCCGCAGGAACTGTAATTGAAACCTATGCTAGATTTACATATCCAGAAGATGTTAGTAATATGAGCGATTGGATTCAGCTAACGAATGATACGCCTGAAGTATATTCCAACTTGGCAAATACTAGAGACTATAGAGATTTTGAGTACTCTCTTCCAAGTGAAGTTAACGAGTATAGCGCATTCCAGATAAAGTTTGTTATGCGTCATGCAACCACTAGTGAGTTGAGTGCTAGTCCAGATCTGAAAAATATAGATCCAGACATTAACCTATTCCCTCATCTATATGACTACAGAGCGATAGCGTTAACATAATGTCAGCATCATCTTATATAAGGTCTAAAACTGGAGCAGGAGTAGTCAACTCTGATATTTCTGCCTATAATGATGCGGTACTTAAAAGAAAGCAAGATAAATATATAAAAGGTTTAGAGCAGAGAATTATAAAACTTGAGTCTGCACTATCCTTACTCGAAAACACAGTTAAAGAGATGACAAAATGACAATCAACAAAACTGACTTAGCAAACACCTCCACATTTGGTACTTGGAAAACACGAACTAATGAGCTTTTGGCTTTCGCTAGAAAGACGGTCAGTCTTGGTGATAGTGGAGAGGACAACAATGGTAACATAGTCCTGAATGGCAATTTATCATTGGGTGTGAGTAACCCAGCTACGGATACAATAACCGTAAACAATATATCTAAGTGTTCTACTGGCGACTTTAAAATAACTAATGCCGCTACAGTTCAAGGCGTTTTAACTCTTGACTCTGGTTCAGGGTCGGCATCTTCAGTTCAATTCAGTAATGGTGGAACACCTACATGGGATATCTCAACACAGTCTGATCATAGTTATCTAGAGATTGGTGACGGTGCTTCTTACATTAGATTCCAAGCAGACGGTTCTGGTGGTAAAGAGATTGATGGTGAAGCTATTACAATTAACAATGATATTTTACCAGACGAAATAACTGCTGTTAATTTTACATCAACAGGAACAGGTGCATCTAGATCAGTTTTTGCAGAGGCAAATATCGGTGCAGGCTCAATCACTGCTACTACAATAACCTGTCTTGGAACTGGGGCGAATAAAACAACTCTGTCCGAAGTTGATATTAATGGTGGTGCTATTGATGGAACTGCGATAGGTGGTGCGACACCATCGACTGCCGCATTCTCGACTGTATCTGCATCGGGTCTTATTACTGCAAATGGTGGTGTAACTGGTGATGTGACTGGTAATGTGACTGGTAATGCAAGCGGAACAGCAGGCGGATTGACGGACGAGGCGCTAGTTGAAGTTTTAAAAGCAGTATATCCTATAGGTTCATTATTCACATCAACAGCTAATGTAGATCCCGGTACTGCTAGATCGCCCATCTTTGCGACTGGTGGTTTAGGATTTGGTACATGGGAAAGATATGCAGAGGGTAGAACACTAGTCGGCAAGGATGGAGGGTCACTTACTGCATCTGCTGGTCACTATTCAGTCAGAAATGCTTATCTAGAGACATATGGCGCTGAATATACTTGTGTTTTTTATTTTGATGAGTTTGATTCGGAAAACGAAGTCGGACTCGGGCCAGGCGATAGAGTTGATTTGAATGTGGATGATATTACTCTAGATTCAAATAACCCCTTACCGTGGAATAAAGCACTTGGAAGTAATAGTGGAGCAGGATTTGAAGTTCTTGAGTCTGGAATGTCAGCCGTATTCACAGGCGTACCCTATATTAGAGTAGATGTTAGTGCTATGGTTAACTCAAATTCTGCATACACTTCTGTTTGGCCCACAGTAACTAATCTGATAGAAATTCAAGTAGGTGGGTCGAATCTTACTGCTAGTAATGGATTTACAATTAGAAATAATCGTTTCAGAGGTACTGTTAGTAAGGGTGGTATGAGCCATGTTAAACTAGATCCTAAACATATTCCCGATCATGTTCATACTATGGAATCGTGGGAATCTGGTATTCAGTACTATGGGTTTAATGATAATAACAGTATACCTGCACCAAAAGCCGGCTTTGACGCCTTTGGTATTCACATTAATACGCAGTATGGTACTGAGATGATTGATGAGCATCGACAACAAGGGCCAGCTTCCAGTGATGATGGTCAAGTCTGTAGTAGCACCGGTGTTGTAAAGGGTTATCCAGGTTCGGCTGGTATAGTCGATGCTGATGTAGATAAGGGACACGAAAATATGCCTCCTTATGAAGTAGTATATATTTACAGAAGAATAACTTAAATAAATCAAGGATAAGTCCGAATGAGTATAACAAAGAAGTTTTCGCAGTTAGATAGAATCCAGACACTGGATGCTACGGATATATTCGCAGTAACTGATGTCGATCAAACTAAGTCGATGAAGATTCAGACTGACGATCTCTCTAATGTGATTCTGTCTGATGCAAATCTTACATCAAAAGCAGAAACTATAAAGAACAAGCTGAATGCATTTCAGTCTGGAGTAGGTAATGGTCTTCAGGCTCAGAAACTTTGGGATGATGGTCAATATAGAGACTCAACTTACTTTAGAAATTATAATAATCTAAATGGTAAGCCGGATATTATTACTGATCTTGGTCAGCTTGAGAATAGCCCAGAATATATAAAATATGATAATGCATCAGAGTCCATACTTGTTTCTGGCGCAGGCGCAACCAGCAGAACAATGACAACAGATTTCCTTAGAGAAGGAAATACTAACGAGTATTATACAAACGATAAGGTGATCACTCAACTTACTCAAAGCTTTGGAGCATTGTTTAATAGTTATAGCGATACATTTGATGGCGGTGGAGTAGGCGATAGTTTGATGGATGTCTCTGGGACATTCTTAAATGTTACTACTAACCAGTCTTCTACTATTCGTGTACCAGATCCAGATAGCACATTAGCACTTAGCTTTCAGCCTGGACAAATTTTAAGACTATATGGTGCAAATCTAACAGACAGTAATATAACTACTGCACCCACAGCAGGCAATCTCGGAGTCACTGTAAGTACCGGATTTACTTCTGGCACAGGCACAAATAGTAAAAACTTCTCATACAAGATATGCTTCTATAATTTAAAGACTGGAGAGATTACGCCAGCCTCGCCAGCACAAAGCGTTAATGTCTATAATGCAGGTAATGTGGTATTCGATGCATCGTCTACATCATTCAATACTGATAAGTTTATAGCACTTTCTATTAGCGGATACGCTGTTGGTAACGATCCTCAAGGCGTATTAATCTATAGGGCGATAGCACCCGGTGGTGTAGCACCTTCAACAGATTATAAATTGATTGCTGTTCTAGGTGATAAAGAGTTACCGAACTGGAAAGATTATCACACATTCGATTACACTAGCTGGTCTGGAAAAAACTCTATTGATAATAGCTATTCTTCAATAACGCATTTCCCACTAACTGCCCCATCTACTGCACAGAGAGGGTGGACTGATGTAACAATATCGACTATTACTCAGAATGTTTCTTCTTTTGATATTGGATTAACAACATCATCTTTTGTAAATACATCTGATGCTGTTCAGTTGGCACATAATGATACTAGTCTAATCACTGCGGCAATTTCTTCTAAGTCTACATCGGGTAGAAGAAGCTTATCTCTTAATGCTAAAACATATAACGCTACTCACATTAGTGTGCCAGATGACTTTGGTTTAGTTGGAACAGCTAACATTACAAAAATTAAAAAACTGCCTTGGAGTGGTTATAATGGGGCAAATGCTGATAACAGTCTAGTCAAATCGACCCAACCAACTAATGCACAGAATATTTCATTTGTTGGAGTGGACTTTGATGGAAACCTATTGAATCAATATTTACTCAACGATGATTCTGATCCATCATTGAACTTTTTAGTTGATTTGGGTTCTAATCCAACTTCTATTATATTAGATAGGACAAGATTTAAAAACCAAGTTGGTGCGGGCATATACGCAACAAGTCCCAATCAGTTCAAGATGACTGCGAGTGAAGTTGTTAACAGTGGAGTCACAGATAGATTTACATTCTCTCCCTTAGTAATTGATAATGGTAGTTCGACAATTATTACAGGAAACAGATTCGAAAACTTTACTGATAATATAGATGCGTCTATCACATCAGAGGGTGCTATTGCAAATAATATTATTAAAGCTTGTGGATCTGGCCTGTTTGTATATGGGTCAACATTCTTAGTATCCTCTCCTAATGTTCTTATGGGTGCGGCTAATGAGTTCTTATCTAGTCCAGACATATTGAATAGTGAATACGACTCAATAAACATATATCTAGAGCAACTAGGAGATACTGCACCATACAGCAGTGATGTATTAGTATATCAAGAAAATGGAGCGGCATTTGATCTTGCATATACAAGCACTGGCTTCTCTAGTAGTATAGTGTATAGACTAAATCTTGTTCAACAGTTGAGTGACGGATCTACTCAGAAATATGGAACATTTGTTGGGCCAGGCGCAACTGGGATTGATGGAAATGCTCACAACACATTTGTTGTTGGTAAAAGATATGTAATTGTAGAGCCCGGTGATGTTACTTGGACTACTCATGGAGCGATTAATAGTAACGCAGGCACTGAGTTTACATATAGTGGTATTGTTACGCCTAGCGGTTCGACCGGATTTTGTACACCTAGTGAGTTTGTGGGATATGGAAATGGTACTAACACACCTATTACATTCACTGACGTTCCTGCATCTGAACCACATATCACTAGAAATAAAGGACAGTTCCAGTTCCAGATATCAGATCCAGACTACACTAAAATTAGGACTGGTATATATTCTCCTGCTAGTCTACAGTCTCTTTATGCCGCAAACACCAAAACAAGTGTGAGCGATGCTACTAAGATACACCCATTCGGATCATCTCATGTTGGTTTGGCTTGGTCAGCTAGTTACAGATATGATGCTAAAGTTGCTTCTATAACTGGTTCTGGATCTTGGGCTACTAGTGGTAGTTACGGTGCCTCGACAACTGATCCTGTGTATACAGTTAACACTACAGTGTCGATTTCTACTCCACTTTCGGTTGGACAATTCGTTAGAATATATGAACACACCAGTTTTGCGCTTCACGCAGATCCAAATTCAGGTCTTGCAGAAATTGTTGCTATTGGTCTTGGTGGAACAACGCTCAGTCTGAAATATTGGGGCTCAGGTGACGGCGCTACTGCCGCAAGTGTCGATGGTGCTACTGGAGCAGGGTGTACCAGAGGAACTGAAAATACAGGAACAATAAATATAGTAGACGACTTTGTGATGGCACAAGGGCTTATTAAATAGGAAAAAGAAATGTCAAGTATTACAAATGTAAACCAAAACACATCAGTAGTAAACGTAGGTAGGACGACTCCTGTATCACCAGGCGCCCAAAACGCTGACAAGTCTATACCAGTAGTAATGGCTTCGGATCAGACTCCTATTCCTGTTGTTGAGCAGAATAAGGTTCAGTCTGAAGTAGCACTATCGCTTCTAGGTATTCCAAGAGCAGAAGTTGCACTAGGTATCTTTGCTGACGTAAATACTTATGACGTTAACCCGTCAGAATGGTCAATGCAGCCTGCGTTCCATATTCCAGGCGATGGTGTACAGCATCTCCCTACAGAAGCCGGTGCGCTCGTAGAGGCATCTCGAAACAAGACAGCGGTATTGACATCTAAGCGTTTCTTCAGATATCAGCCAGGTCGTGTATCTGCCGCCACTTTCGGTGTTAAGAGTTCTGTATCTATTGCAAACTTTGCACAGAATCCTGCCATTCGCAAGTTTGGTATCTATGATAAGTATGATGGCTACTACTGGGAAACTAGAAATAACGCTCAAGGTGATAACTTTGGTGTAGTTCGTAGAACGCAATCTCTTCCAAATGCTCCACTAAGCACATATGGTATAGGAGGCGCTACTGCCGCTACTACGCCACTTAGAGGCGATGGTGCCGCACCCGGTAACGTAACAACTACTCAGCTAGACGACTATAGAATAGTTGGTTTAGGTGCAAGCGAAAAGTCATCTGAAGATGCTGGTCTAGCTGTTGCGGATAGAAAGATTTTAACTGATAATAGATTTGCTATTATTGATGCAGTACTTGCGAGTGCAATAGGAACTTATGGTACACCTGCTTCTGGTCAAACCATTGTAGGATCAACTGCAACTACAACTGGTAGCGGATATTATGCTGACTTTGTGGCAGCCTATAACGCTGTGAACGGTATCTCCGGCTTTACTGTGGATCAAATAAAAGCTAAGTGTAAACGAGATCTAGACTACTGGATAGATAACTATCTTCTCGATTTAAAGCACGGTGGTGATGCACACACAAAGATCAATACAACTAACTTTGCGCTGTCTGGTGGTACTGATTTTGATTATGACACTGGTAATAACAATGTAAGAGTTGGTGTATTCCCTGCTCAACCAACAGTATTTGAAACGCCAGTACACCAAGCGTTTAAGACTTACATAGATGCTAATAGTATTTCATTAAGCACTCAGGCCGAAACTGACCTTAAAAGTTTAATCGATATCACAATAGCTTCTTACAATGGAACTGTATTTACGCCAGCAACTATTACATCGGGCGTAAACTATGGAACTAAGGATAAGTTAGAAACTTTCTTTGACGTTAAGAAACAGTTCTGGTCATACTATGTAACTACTAAAAGTATTGTTGTGGATGTTATTGCCGATGCAGGTGCCAGTAATATTAACTACACTGTCCCGACTGGTGTCGGTCTAAGCGCCGCATTTACTGAGACAGAACTTAAATATAAATGTCAGCGTGATGTTGGGTATGTCATTGATGGATATAAGAATGATATTCTAGCAGATGCTAACGCAGAAACTGTATATAATGCAAGTATGTTCACTAGGGGTACAGGNCTTTCAGTATACTCTCAGCAAGACTCTAACGTGCCTAGTAGTATCACAGAACCAGCAAGACACACCCTTCTTAGGACTATCATGCGAAACGAGTTAAAGGCGTTTGGTTATGCTGTTTCTAGCGATGAATATAAGGCTTTTGATATATTAGCAGGCTTAATTATCGGCAACTTCGAGTCTGAGAACACTAGTGCGATGAATGTAGGTAAAAGAGGATTTGCGGGTAATCTAATTACTCTTCGTGATGGACTGATTCATGTCCATGCTGGCGTATATGATCCATCATTACTTAAAGACTCTAAGAAAGTTGTTGCAGTAATGGAAGCAGGCGCAACAGCCGCAGCCGATACTATTAGACTTACCGAGGGTCTTGTTACATTTGGGCAACATATTAAAATTAGTTGGACTGGGGATACTCCAGTTGCAATAACAGATTGTCCTAATGGTGGAATATATAAAGTTAAAAGTGTTAAAGGGCCAAAGGGCAATGAGTTCATTGCAGTCAGTGTAGTAGATGGTACAACACAGCTAACAGAGGCTAATTATACATCGATTACTGGCGATAACGGAAAATTATATGTAGACACAGTTGTTCCTTTCATATTCCCTAAAGATTATGATGTCACTAACTCTGCAACGCTAACCCTAACTTCCGAAATTGATACTACTCCTGCAACGCTCACCAATTCAGCGGCTAGTAACAGTGTTTCGGGTGATCATCGAGTATTTAACACTAAAGCATTATCAGGTATTGGATCAATACCACAGGGAGCAATGTTCCCATATATGTATTCCACTGTTGACGATCTTAATAGTTCAGGATTAGGAAACAACTACATGGGATTCGTGAATACAGCACTCGATCCTAACGGTCCAACTGGAACTGGTGATAATGTTGATGTAATTAGATCTCAGATTGATAATGTAAACTTTTTCCCAGAATACATTAACTGGATTAAAAATAACGTCAAACCAGAATACTATGGAGTGTATGAATATCGTGTACCTCGATCAAGATTCAGTCATGATGCCCTAGACGGAATACTTGCGACAGATGAAAATAACTCTAGAAACAGAGTTTACAGTGATTTAGCAACTGGTGTTGCAGGAACAGTTAGACCTGGTGAAAACTATACAGTAACTGCTGATGTAGATGAGAAGCAGTCAAGTGTATATAACTTCGACTTCACTAAAGTAACGATGCTTAAAGTAGAGTTCTCTTGGTATGGTGCTGTTGGTGCGTTGTTCTTAGCATATGTTCCAGTCGGTAACGGTGAAGCACGATGGGTACGAGTACATCATCTAAGAGCATCGAATCAGTTGAAGATTGCATCTCTTGGTAACGCAACATTGCCTATTACTTATACTACTTACGGTGGTGGTTCGCAATATTGTTTAGGTGATCTAGAAGACATTAATGATGCTAACTATGGATATGGAAACGAATCTCATCACATTGTTAAGTATGGTGCTTCATACTACATCGATGGTGGTGACCGTGGTACTGTTCGTTTATACAGTCATAACAACGACAATGCTGTAACTATCAGTGGTAAACAATTCGCACAAGGTGGGACATATACAGAGGCTGATACTGAAATTAGAGGCATAGCTATGCCTAGTATTGTCGTAGCTGGCGGTATAGATCCTAGATTCTTTATGGGAGCATCAGTCAAAACAAGTACCAAACTAGATCAGAACATTGAGGTTGTTTGGGCCGATGCTACTAAAGTTTATCTATCTAGACCGTTAGATAGTAGTAGCTCCATTACTCTTTCCCCAGATAGGGCAGATAATATTTTTGGTATCGAGACTAAGAAAGAGATACTTAGTACGAGAGAAAGTAATGCTGTGAGAAACAGAGTACAAGTATATCCTACTAAGCTGTCATCTTCGAATATTCCGGCGGGCGCAAGTTCAGGTAATAATCTAAGACTTAGATTTAAGAAGACTCCATTGTTCCAGACTCACACTACAACTACTAATAATCTTGTTCTTAGTGCAAATTATCCTATTACTAGTGCGAACCTTCCCCTGCCTGTTCATGCTAATGCATCATACATGGGTAACGGTGAGAGCGTCTATGGATGGTGGAGAGCAAGAATTGTTGCTGACGATCTAACTGTCTTTGGTAGAGTATATAAAGAGGCTGATCAGTATTACTTCGAACTTATGGAATCTTATGAGGGAACAGTAACATTATTATCGGGTGCTAGTGCGTCAGCCGCAGACGAAGGGTTCTTACCAGATCTCAAATTTGGTTCTGATGGTCAGCCTACAACTGCAACAAACACTAAAACTACTAGTGAAAAAGAAGGCCTAAGTTCTGTAGAACTCGTGTCAAACAGTGTTGTACCTATACCTGGAACTGGCATAAATGTAGCGACTATATACTTACGATCTGGAACAGAACAGTTTGACTTGAATACATATTTTGATTACAATAAAGAGTATCTCTCTTTCCCATTGACCAATATTGCTGATAGTCTCTATTTTGCAGTTGACTCGGAAGAGTTGTCAACGGGTGATGAGGAATTCGTAAGTTTGGGTGTAACATGGGAAGAGCAGTAGTTTATGGGAAAGCAGATAAAGGTTGGACTGGACAAGATACCGGCTCCAGTCACGAAGCAGTTTACACAACTTGTAGACATCGAGGGCACAAAGCTTTTTGATGCCGCAGGTAATCCTCTCGTAACAGAAGAGGAGGCTGCTTCAGGCGCATTTACGTCAGCACAAAACGCATTATCTGTTCATGTGAATAATGGGGAATTTGATGGCGGGTATCTTAAAGTTGAAGAGAAATTTTCAGAAACTTCTGACGTAAGTTCTTCATTACTAGGTGTCCCTAGAGCAGAGGAGCAATTAAGTTTATTTGCTGATGTTGCGACATATGGCCTAGATGAAGAGCAGTGGAGTACATACAACTTTTCTGATAATAGAAATCCTTATCAGTGGTATCAAAAAATGAATCCTATCTATGGTAGGAGAAGTCAACCTAAGTTTTACGAAGGGTCTACAGAGCAAGCATTATATTTAAGTCAATACCCATCACAATATAGCTACCCCAGAGGACCTGTAGAAAGGCGAGAGCAGAGCCCAACAGAAGAGTTTAGACTGTATATGAACTTCATCGCTCTAGGTAAATTTTTCTACAATACATTCGCAACTATTGACTTAACATTCGCAGAAAAGTTTTTTATAAGTGACGACATTGCATATATCGTAGATAGTGATGACAATAAACTTAGCATCACATGGGACCCTAGTGGTGGTGGCGCATTTGTTGGTAGTGGTAGCTTTCATGACGTTAAGTATGCAAACGAAGACGAGCAACTATGCTACGATCAAATAGAATCTTGGACATATTTCCTTGATTTAATCAAGGACAACTTGGACACTTGGCCGCCTCTAAACACCGCTATCACAGACTATAAACAAACTGGTGACTACGACATTCTATCTAATTTTGCTAAAACTCAATGTAGACCGGGTGGATCTCCGCTTGGAGATAGATTCGCAATACTTGAAAGTAAAAGATCTTTTAGGTATCAACCTGGTAGGGCTAGTGGATTCACTTTCGGGACTAGAATGAAAGCTGATCCAACATCTCTAGCAAGTGTTCTGGAGTGGGGATGCTCTAATGAAACTGATGAGTATATGTTTCAATTAAAGGGAAGCCAGTTCAATATCATACGAAGAAGTACGATACGGATGCCCGATGATCTCCTCGTTCGTCAGGGATTAAGGACTACCGATCAATCTACAGATGTAGTTTATGTTAAGGGTGTAAATAATTCTCAGGGTTTACATGAGACAGTCATACCTAGAAGTAGATTTAACGGAGATTCTCTATTAGGATCAGGAGATTCTGGTTATATATTATCTTTTGAAGATGTGACAATGTACAAGATTGAGTTCTCTTGGTACGGAGCAATCGGAGCAAAATTCTATGCGTATGTTCCTGTTGGTAACGGAGAAGCTAGATGGGTACTAATGCACACATTCATAATCGAGAATGGACTAGGTAAACCCGTACTCAATAATCCAGACTTCAAGTTTAAGTACCTTACTTCTTGTAGTAATTCGTCTACAATGAAAGCCCCGCAGTTCGTATATAAGTACGGTAGTAGCTATTATGTTGACGGTGGAGACGAGGGAACAGTGAGACTTGCAACAACAACTGTTGACTCGAAACCATTCTTAACTAATACAGCAATTCTAGGGATACTTCCCAAAAACGATATATTAAATAGAGACGGCGTAAAAGTACCCAACAGTAAAAAATGCTATCCTATCAAGGTCTCAGTCAGCGCATCAGAGCCATGTAGAATTGACATAGAAGAGATAAAGGGATCGCCTGACGGAATACATTTTAATCTTTCTCCTAGCATAGTGAGTTCTGGTGATCATCCAGACACTAGATACCTAGACTTTAAATTTGAAAGTCCTACCACTGTCAGTATTGCATCAATAGCCAATCCAGAATTGACTGGTCTGACGATTACAGCCGGATCACCAAATGTTGATGGAGACTTTACATCTTATGCCACTAGCATATATAGAGGTGACACTTTAGTCGTTAATGGGGCAGAATATTTAGTCGCATCTAGAAGTAATAGTCGGATTATATTACAAACTAACGTCACAGGGTATTCGGCTGTTGGTAATGGTACGGCAACAGTATTGAAAAAACTAAACGCACAAGATGATAAAGCAAAGATTATCGCTGATGGTGTTTATGGCGCATATGTAGACTATGGATCATTTGCCGATAATAGAAGTAGCCGTATATTAATGGTAGATCGTGATGCTAAGTATGAACTGACTGCTCAAAGTATAAGCAGGGGAGTAAAGGGTGACGGAATCAGCTATGTTGACCCCAAGACTAAAGATTCTTTTTCGGGTAAGCTAAGTGGCTTCTATACTATAGTCGCATCAAAAACTCCGATATATTCAAATAAGTTTAAAATTCATTGGCTGAATCCAATATCTAGAGATGGTACATATTCATCTAGACATTTTGCAGATTTTGGTATAACCGTAACTCCGTATCTTCCAATTGATGCCGGCACTAATGATGGTCAGGAGAAGGTTGAATTTAAAACATCTTCTAGTCCCGACACATTCAAAAGTTTTGATATAAACGAGTATCCTCTACTAAAATTTAGCCATGCTTCTGCACACTATGATGCAATTAAAAGAGCAACTGATTTAGAGTGGGACTCTTCATACGGGCACAAATTCGATACAGATCCTCGTCTTAATGAAAGCCCTGTAACATGGCAAGGATATCCTAATACAGCCAATAGATCTCAAGCAGGAAGAATACAGGCGGTTGAGGGAGAGGTTGGGGTATTTGATTATCAACTTGCAGACACCAATCCTGTAGTACTTTCAGATGGATCAGATACCGGCTATCCTGCCGGTGAATTCTATAAGGTGACATTCGGAAACAATGTTTCTGGGCCTGACGATTCATCAGTCACGCTTGACGACTCTGCCGAAATAGGAACTGAGTTTGTTGGGACTGGAAAATTCTTTGAAAGTAAGGTATTTAGACCTGGCACAGGTAATAACTATTTCTATGCAAGTCTTGGAAATGGAAACACTGAGCAAAATCTAATTGCTGATTTAAGTACCGGCACTATTCAGCTTAAAACTCTTACACTAAGAGATGATTGGAAGTTAGAGTCTAGGACTGAATCAGGAGCCGCTAGATTTACTGACAAGAAGTTTGAGATATTAAAGATAGTGCCGTTTGGAGCGCAACCCTTTTATCCAGTGTTTGCACTAAAAAATAACGCAGTTATAAATAGTATAGTTATAGAAGAGATCACTGCCGATGGTGTAGTTAAGACGCATAATCCACAACTTATAACTGAGTCATCGCAATCTAATCCGAATATATCTATTGAAAATTATGGATCTCTAGGAAATGAAGATACTCCATGTGCGTTTAATACTGTTGAGAGATTAGAATCTTGTGAATATGATACATCAACATTACAGCCTCTTAGACCGGGCACTAATATATCATCGTTTTTTGTTGGTGCTGATGATCCTACGGAGATACCTCTAGGCAACATATTCGAAACAGATCGTAGAGGTGTATCGAGAGGTCTTTTAAATGATAAGGCCATATATCTTAAAGCAACGTCACTATCTAATAATAGTGGAGTAATTCAGATGACATTGACAGCCAAGGAACAATAATGCCAATATACAGAGGCTTGAACATAGCTAAAGGAATGATTGACGTTGACGATCCAGTCGAAGCGTTAAAAAACTTAGGCCTGAATATAGAGGACTTAAATCTTATAAGTGGTCTGACTAGCGTAAACGTAGACATTAAAGATTTTCATACTATGGCAAATCTTAGCGAAGATCAGGAAAAGGTTTTTTCTGGTATGCTTGCTACTGCACAGAAGACTGGACAACTGGTTGACACTTTACCAGACATCACAGTACCGATGAACTTTAATATTTTAATCAACTCTCAGTTAGCTGGCTCTGCGATAAAGTATAACTATCTAGACTTCAGTACTATTGAAAATAATAAATGGAAAGAGAAAAAGGCTGACATCTCTACGTCTAGAATATCGTCTTGGTCCCCAATAGGCCCAGAAGCTACTCCAGATAGTACTATATTCTATGGTGGTGAAGTAAACTCTAAGAAGGGTACTGTAAGCTACTCCTCCATTGCAACAACTAAAACGCCGTTAAAAAAATCATTTCGGGCAGAAGTTCCTACACATATCTTAAAAATGAAGTTCAACGGTGTGGAGCAAAATGTTTTAGCGATGAAGGGTATACCTCTAGTATTTGAATCTGCATTTAGAGACTGTGATCTTACAGCTAGTGTAGTTGGCATACAAGATAGTAGTGGATCTACAATTCCCATAACATGGAGAGTGACCAACTTAGATAACTCTGCAACTGTGTTTAATAGTGGTGATGGAACGGCAGCAAATCCAGGTAGTGTTGGAACAGGGACGTTATCTAATCCTGCAATATATGCATTTAGAGACTCTCAATCAAGACCTAGACGAATAGAGTTTTTCTACAATCCAAGCAAGATAGAGCAGTTCAAGATAATTGATGCTAATATCTCACAGTGGACTAATGTTAGTCTACCCAACTTGAAGATATTAAGTTTTGAAAAGAATGACTTAGCAGTTATGCCTGAGTTTAGAGATGACATTGAAGCAATTGGTGCCGCAAAACATGGACTTACGTCTACCGCAGGTTTAGCGCCGACACTTGAAGAGATAAATCTTACTGGAAACAACCTAGCCAGAGCAGAGTTATCTCTACAGGGTAGTACAAATTTAACTAATAACGATAATGCGTTATATTCAACTGCAAATGCACAGTTGAATAGACTTCCACTAACAATGAAAAAGATAACTGTTAATGGATGCTTTAAAGATTCTACTGAGGTAGACTTAACGCAATACGTCAACTTAGAAAATTTCAGCATGGGTGTAACCTACGGTAGTGATCTAAGAAGAAGAATGACTGGTGGAAAAGTTATGCCCGCAGTTGTCGATACGACTGTAGCTAATTCTGGATTCCATGACTGGGGAAGATTCCATTATGCTACCGCTAACAACCTAATAGAACTTGATCACGATGATGACGTTTGGATGGATGCGCTATATGCACCAGGTAGTCCTAATACAGACGATTATATCTGTGTTAAATACTTCAACGGAGCAAGAGAAGCTTCGGATGGAACAATAGAAATACCAACTGGCTATCCAGACGGAGCAATTGGCTCTGGACTAGTGCCAGGTAGTTTATATTATCTAAAGCTACATGGTAATAGTCCTGGCGGTATTCAACTAGCAAAAATATATACACACCCAAGCCAAACGGAAATAACATCTCTTCAATCTAGTGACCCTGGCGCACATTGCTTTAAGAAAGCAGACCCTGCTACAGGCGAGGTTTTATATGACGATACTAGAGGGATAAAGAAATACTCGATAGAGAATCAACCATTTTATCAGCAACTTCCTATAGGGATTATGACTAGTTCTAAGGTGGAAGAATTAGAGTTTGCGAGTTCTGAGTTGGAGACAAATTCAGAATTACCTATTTACACAGCAAGTGGAACCAGTAATACACAGAGAGATGCGCTATCATCTGATAGAGCAATAACACTTAGAAGCACAGAGATAACTAAGTTTGTATCAACTAATAATAGAACAAGTAGAGGTTCGCATAACATCATTAATATGTCTGGTAAAACGAAGCTTCATACATATGATAATAATAGAAATTATATGCGTAGCGGCATAAGAAAAGCAGAAAGAACAGTTAATGCCAAGTTTGATAACTGCCCTGCACTAGTAACATTTAATATGCTTGCTTCTAATTGTCTTGGTGATTGGCAACAAAATGGTATGTTTAATGACAAGCCAGAGTTGTCAACTATCGATGTTAGATATACTCATATGGATGCTAGGCTTAGTGACTCAGTATTCGGCCCGAATACTACTAAGATACGAAGGCTTTACATCGCAGGGGCCACATATGGTATGAGTAGTAATGACTTTTTAGGCATAAATGGCGATAATGGATTTACTGGGAAATCTCTCAAGTCACTAGTTGATCTAGAAAGATTATATATCTATAATATGGATAGAGCGTGTATTAGATTCGTAGATAGTGTAGACGATACAAAGTTCTTAGATCTATCTAGTAATCTGAACCTGAGGGTACTGTACGGTGCTAGTGGAGGAGTGACTGGTAAGCTACCAGATATTACAAATAATACTAAACTATATTACATGAATTTCAAGAACAATAGGTCTAATCTTCATGTAAGATGGGCTCAGCCGGGTGTTAAGCATACTATTGTAAGTTTTTATAATCAGGCAAATCTAAATCACGGTTCCAATAATAGCCTACAGATGTGGGCGGATATTGGTTGGACGAATGTGAATCCAGTTACTGGTGAGAGTCAGGGGACAAGTGGCGGAACACAACCTGCGGTAGGGGATACCTTTATATATCAAGCAGTACCTATCGCAACTACTTCACTCGTACAGGGTAAGAGATATAGAATATACGATATCGGCACCACTAGTGTAGACGATTGGAATACTATCACTGGACAAAACAAGGCAAACATTTCAGAGTATGTAGATCATTCTGCGGCTGGCAGTTATGCAAACTACAGCTTTTATGCTCCTGCCGCACCCAATCTTTCCGGTATAACAGGAACTGGAACAGTTAGACCAGATGGATATGATAAAGTATTGACAGCAGGATTGGATGAGATCTTACCTGCATGGAATAATCCAAGATTGCAATGGTTATATCTTGAAAATAATACCATACCGGGCCAGTTCCCTACATGGAACTTACCTTATCTTTTTCGTGTTTGGGCTAACAACAATAAATTTACTGGAAATTTTCCAGACTTCTCGCAGTGTGGAAATTTACGGAATATTAGATTACAAGACAATCAGATTTCAGGATATGTATCAGGCAGTCTAGCACTAAATAAATACTTAACTAGACTTAATCTGAAAAACAATAAACTTCCAGGTGGCGTTGGGACATCACTGATCAATGACTTATATGAGAACTATCTTCTGAGAAAAAGGGGTGGGGTCATTATAAACTTACTCGGTCA